TTAAAACTGTAACAGCGTATTCTTTAAATTCTTCATCACTTTTAATCTCTGCTTCATTTACACTTTTACCGCCTTTATGTTGATAAGAAGCAGCAACTGGAACTGCATTGTCTTCAGTTTCTTCTTCGTCGTCTTGATAAGAAACATTTTTATTTACAGTTTCTTCTGCAATAAATTCATCAAATGAAAGTATTCTTTTACTTGTTTTTAATACTGCGCCATCTTTCTTTTTAACTTCTTTGCCTTTCACAGTAACCTTATCTTCCAATTCATCTTCCAATTCAGCTGATTTATCTTTAGGCTCACCTCTCTTTAAAACTTCGTCTTCAATATCTTCTGCTTCATCTTCTACTAAACTCTTAGGCTTTCCTCTTTTTATAACTTCAGCTTCAATATCTTCGGCTTTATCTTCTTCAATGTCGTCATCATCGTCATCGTCTTCATCTTCATCATCTAATTCTTTAGGTTCACCTCTTTTAACTACTTCAGCTTCAATATCTTCTGCTTCATCTTCAGTAATTTCATCATCTTCTGTACCAACTTCTCCACCTTCTTCTTTTTTACCAGCATCTCCTTCCAAAGACTTAGGCTCACCTCTTTTTACAACTTCATCTTCAATATCTTCAGCTTCATCCTCGCTTATATCATTCTTTGGAGAAAACTCTTTCATAAGATTTTCTAATTTAGAAATAAGTGTTTTTTCACGCTTAAGTTCTTCAATACTATTATAACCCATTTTTTTAATTAAGGCTTCTACAGCAGCTTGTCCTTTTTCAGTTTCTGTAGATTCTGAAATTATTTTTGCAGAAACTATGTTAGAGAATTTTTTAATTTTGCTCATTTTTAGTACATTTTTTATTATATATTCAATGAAATGTTTTTAAGTTAAAATTTTATGTCGTGAACTTCAAACGGAAACTTTTCTTCTTTATAAATTTTTCTTCTTTCTATTCCATGTCTAAACGTATAATTAGACCAATCTACAGTTTCATCTTTATATCTAAGATCATCAATAAAATCGTATATTTTTACAGTTTCCTTTTCATGATGTTTTCTTAAACCTCTACCTATACTTTGTCTAATTATTACTTCACTTTTAAAAGATTCTGTAAAAAATATATTATGTATATTTTTAATTGAAATACCAGTTGAAAATGTACCGTATGATGCTACAATTATTACATCATTGTTCTTTTCCATCCTAGATTTAAACTCTTCTCTTAGTTCAGGACTAACTCCACCATCAACGTAATAAATTCTTTTATCAGTTATTTCACGAAGTTTTTGATATATCTTTTCGCCATAATCTATTTTATGAAATAACACTAATGAATTACTTGTACTCTTTTTTATTATTTGTGAAATAAAATTAAGTCTCTTTTCATCCTGATTTATAAAATTTTGTTCTAAACCAAATAGGCGTTGTCTATCATAAGAATTTTTAGAAAGTTCTGCAAATGCTGTCTTCTGTTCAAGTGTAGCATAATCCATGTGAAATTGTATAACTTTACATTGTGCTATATGTCCTTCTTCTTGTAAATAATTTGCTTTTACTTGCGTAACGAGAGGGCCCATTGCAGACATAAGACTTAACCTATCAACAGTTCCTCTTTTAGGTATTGTTCCACTTAAACCAAATCTATAATCACAATGCCAACATTTGTCCATTATGGTTTGTATAGAAGCTGCTTTAGCTTTATGTGTTTCATCTACTAATACTGCATCAAATTGTTTAAAATATTCTTCATCATTTTTTACAAGAGATTGGTATGTTCCTATAACAATATTTGAACTAGGTCTAAGTTTTACTCCTGAATAAATTTGTTGTATTTTTAATGAAACACGCTGACGGTTGTATTCTTCAAAATCGCCTGAAGCTTGAACTACTAAACTTACATTAGGCACGATCATTAGGATTTTCTTTTTTCCTAAAACTTCCATTAAGTAAGCTATAACCATAAATGAAATAAGAGTTTTACCTGCTGATGTTGCTAACTCAGCTAAACATCTTCTGTATTTAAGTATTTTAAATGCAGCACTTATTTGATAGTCTCTTGGTTTTATATCACTGTTTTTAAAAAAATCTTCAACCCAGTTATTAAATGATTCTTCTGTTATGTCAGTATCAAAAACATTTGTTATTCCATTTAAGCTAAATTCTAAATCGTATTCTTTACATATATCAATAACCTCTTTCCAAAGTCCAGCTGGAATTTTATTCTTTTTTATAAATGAAATATTCCCATCCCATAATTTTCGTTTTACAAGTGGATGAAATCTCCAGCCTTCGATTTTTTTAGTTAATGATGTTTTTAATTGCTCGTATTCTAATTCAGTACAAGAATCAATAACTAAAAACATTTTATTGTCAGAAAGTGTTAAATTCATATTTGTTCTTCTTCTAATCTTATTCGGTTTCTAATTGCAAATGCCATATTATCAAGTGTTCTTATACATTCTTGATAGTAATCAATATGAGATTGTAATATATCTATTTGATTACGTAAAGAACCTAAATCTGCTTTTATGAACTGGTGTTTTTCACCGCTAGTCAACTTTAAATCATAATTTAATGTATACTCTCTATACTGAGTTTTATAGTATTTTTCATATGTAGTATTTCTTCTATAAATAACACTTTTAAGATCTGTTATTTTGTCTAAAAGCATTTGTCTGTATGAAAGCATATTAACTTGACAGTCGGAAAGTTCTCTAACATTTTTTAATTTTTGTACAAGTTCTTGTATACTTGTTTTCCAATCACTTCTATCTTTTGCTAAACGCGTTTCCAATTCTTCATTGGCTTCTTTTATCTTTGTATCATCAAATGACATTAAAAAATGTTTTTATGGTTATTAGATTTATCCTTTTTAAGGTTAACATTTGTTACCTTGGATACAAATTTCTTTTTAGGAATTTCTATTTCCATTTCTTTTCCGCTATGTTCAAAATCAAATTTTCCAAAATTTGAAAATAATTTTAATCTTTTATTGCTATTAAAAAAATCACGTAAAAAATCATTGGTTTCATCAATCACAAAGCTATCATTATTTTTAAACATATATTATGTCAAGTGGTTTATTAGTAAAATATTTATTAAGCTCAGAAAAACAACCAGTTTTTTCTTTAAACTCATACTTAACAAGATCATTTAAATCTTTAGTATATTTAGGTGTTATTTTAAAATCCTTACAAAATTTATCCCACATAAAAACAGATTGCCCTTCTTTTAATTTTTCTATCATTCTGCCCTTTCCTTCAAAATCATTATCAAAAAAGTATCTTGCTGTAGGTATTTCATTAAAATCAGATATTTGTTTTTTTACACCTGTTAATCCTATACTATTACTCATAAACATCGCATCAATAGGTCCTTCAAATATTGTAAATACTCTAGAAAAATCAACCTTTAAAATGTTAAATAACATTGATATCTTATTAAGATTATCTAACTCTTCACCTTTAACATCTAATTGTTTACCTAATCTATCATAAATTCTTTGTATGTTCCATGTTTTATATTTTGGGCCATTTCCTTCTAAAGCTCTAGTTTGGAAACCTATTATCTTATTATCTACCGTTAAATTAAAAACATAAAGTTCTTTTCTTCTTGGATCATATGCAAAGTTTTCAAGCTTATTATGAAGAAACCTAGACTTAAGATAAGGATAAGCACGATAAGTTAATGAATTTATAGGATATGCATTAAATGCCAATTCAATTTCAGCATGTGTTAGTGCCAATTCATTAATTTTCTCAAAAAGATAAAAATCAAGAGATTCGCCTAAAGAATATTCTTTACGGTTTTCTTTTATTAAATTAAGTATACTTATTCTTTCTTCTCCTTCAAAATTAAGTCCAAAGTCAGAAAGAAATAAATCAACAGATTTATGAGTTGAACAATTATAGCAATGAAAATATAGATCATCCCAATAAATGTTTCCTCTCTTCTTTCTTGGACTTGTAGTACTATCACCACAATAAGGACATGCAAAATTTAGTCTGTCTCTACCTTCTAAAGGTTTTCTCTTTTCAGGGTGATTATGATTCTTAAAAAGAACCCGGACTACCTTATCGATAATCCGAGTCTTTTGTTCAGTTGTTACCTGAGTCATATTATAGATCTAAACCATTGATAAAGTCATCTAAGTTATCATCAGAACTTCCATAACTTTCTGTTACCGTAGGTTCATGTGAGAAGTCTTCTTCAGCAGAATATTTAGTTTTCTGCTCCTCAACTTTTTGTTTCTTAGGAGCTTCTTTTGTTTTAGTTACTGTTGCAATAGATTCACCTGGTGATGTGTATTGAGATAAAACGTTCATTACCTTAGATCTCTGTTCATCAGTCCATGCTTTATAATCAAAGTTTCCTAAATCTGGAGCCTTTTGTAAATATTCCAAAATTTGTTTTCTACCTGATTCTGTATTTTCAATTTGAGATCCGCCTAATGTCATAGGAGATCTACTGCCTTGAAATTTAGAAGAATCATAATTTGCAAAACCAGCCTTTTTAGAAATTACTAATTCAAAGTTTTTACCTTCAAATGGATCAAAGATTTGTGTAGGTTCATCAAATTGAGGATTAAGCTCTTCGTCAATTTTTGCCTTAATTTTATAACCAAATTTAAAAACTTTAACCTGTCCTTCAAGATCTCTGTTTTGTGGATCTTTAACAATTTGTACAAGAGCATAAAAAACTTCTCTTCTTTTTAGAGATTCTGCCATTTTTTTATCTAAAGCAGATTCAGAGTTTCTAAGTTTAAAGAATGCATCTTGGATAGGACATTTTTCTCCAACGGTTGATGGAGAGTCAATATAAAAGCCATTGCCTTCTCTGTCTTCTAACCAATAGTTAAATTTTCTAACGTAAGGTTTTCTTGGATTTTTTGCGTTTGGTAGAAATCTAATCAAAGAACGATATGTTCCGTCTTGTCCTTGATCAGGTTTTGGAGAATATAAATCACTGCTCTGAGAGGGCTTTTCTCCTGTATCTAAATCAGATACACTAATGTTAAAAATATCAAATTCGTTTGCCATAATAAATTGCCTTTTTTTAAAATTATAAAATTGCCTAACCACGATTACTTAATTAATTGCTGCCCGGGATTGCCTTAATAAAATTGCCGTTGTTATTGCCGTTAATACATAAGAATTATTTAATTCCTATATAGATTATATATTCTTAATTATATTTGTTTTAAGAATTTCTAAAATAAAATTGCTGCAACATCTATATCTCTTATTGAAAAAATCTTTTCGCCTTCGATGTTTAATTCTACACCTGCTAAATCGTGAAATGCAACCTTAATTCCTTCTTTAAAATCTAAGTCTGTAACATTAGAACCTACTGATATAATAGTTCCTGTATATGGTGGTGCATACATACCTTCTTTCTTTGGTACAAAAAATTCACCTATTTTACCAGAATCTTCATCTTTTTTTAAAAAAATTCTATTATTTAGTGCTTTCATAAAATATTTCTGAAACTAATTTTAAAAATCTATATATAAAATTTATCTGGTTTTGTTAGAAAAGTATTATTATATTAGCATTTAAGTATTTAAGTATTTTAAGCTTTATTAGCATTAAGTAATTAAGACTTACAAGCATTAAGTATAAAATAACTGTCTACCAAATCATCCACGGGTTTACAAATATTGTTACTAAAATCTTTATCCTTTATCCACTTCCAAAATGGAGATCTTTTAAGGTTCTTATCATTTAAGACATTATCTTGAAATGCTTTTATCATATAGAACTTATTAGCATTACCCTTTCCTGCTAATTTTTTTATATGTGAAGGTTGATATATTGATAGGTTAGATATACCGTATCTTTGCATAAGGTTATATCTTAAGAATGTATTGTACTGAATTATATCAATAAATGAATTTCCTTTTGATCCGTACGAAAACCCTTCAAGTGAAAGTCTAACACTACTTTCATCTATAAAATCAGTTATCTTATCTATAATAACATTTGAAATTTTTTGTGCATCTACAAGTTTTTCACGTTCTCTTTTTAGGAAATCTTTATTTTCAACTTCTCTATTATAATAAACTCCGTGTATAATTCCAGCATTCATAAGTTCTTCATGAACACTAAATGCTTTAGGTATTTTTGTACCCCACTTTCTATTACCAAAATTAAAAAAAGAAATAAATTCGTAGTCACCTGTTTGGCTTTGTACGCAAACGCCTGGACTATTTAGAGAAAAATCAATTCCTATGTATGTCATTAAGTTTAAGTTTAAACAATATTAACTTTTATATCTAAAATATTGTATGTGAAATTTAATTCAAATGTTTGGAATTCAATTGTGTTAGAAGAAAAGTTTAAATCTAATGCTCCAACTGAATTAAATATGATTTGATCCAAAAAACATGTTACTATATTATTTCCTTCTGCATCTAACATTTGTATATGAACAGGCGGTATGTATAAATTTTTATTTCCACCTAATGAATAGTAGTAATTAAAAACTTCTATACACATCCAATAATTAACATATCCATCTATAGCTTTGCAAGTAACGTTAAGAGCTCTATCAAAATTTTGTTGAAAAGGTTGAGCACTTTTAAAACTTCTTGTATTACCAGGAAAGTCTGTTTGTGTTACTGGATCATAAGAAGGGCCTGGCAGATTTATGGATTGTATTGTATAATTAAAAAGATCAATAGGTTCTTTAATCATAGAACCTGGAATCCTATTAATATAAGGTCTGTATCTATCAGCAATTTCTTTAGGAATAAAGATTCTTGGAAACTCAAACCTAAATTGATTATTTCTTCCAGTTAAAAACATAGGTTAAAAATACTTTTCTAGGTTTTTTGCATTAACTTTTATTACGGTACTGTTAGTAACGACTGTTGGTTTAACACCTTCAGTTTTAGACTGTAATTCTGCAGAAGCTTGTAAAGCCTTTTTAGGATCTGAATACTCTGGCATATCAGCAGAAACATTTGCTAATTCATTACTTAATTGTTGATTGCTTGCTCTAAGTTGTTGTATTGTTAAATTAAGTTGTGCTCCTATTGCTCTAAGTGTACCGTTTTCTTGTCTTAATTTTGCAACTTCATCAGTTAATATAGCTAATTCTTTTGCATATTCTACAGCAGCATTTTCTAATTTTGTGGTAAGTGCTTCTGATACAGCTACATCTAAAGATTTGAATTTGCCTGTGTATAAAACAGTTTCATCCGAAACACTCCCATCAGCCGCTATCATTTGTGAAGAAACATAAAAATTATCATTATTTAATGCAAGTATCTTTTTAGAGTTATCTTTACTTATTCTAAAAAGAACTTGGCCTTGCGCCATATCAATGTCTAAAACTTTTGTATAATACGGTATTTTTATTTCATCGTTTTCTCCAATAAATGAAAGAAAAAGAGAACCTACATTAGATAAAT